AAAGTGGTGCTATGACACGGGCTAAGTCTCGTCGTACGCAGCAAACAGCAGCTGCAGCCGTTGTCTATCGTCAACCAAATACTGGGAAATCAAAACGTCCAACTTTATCGAAGTGCGCTGCGAAGTTCGCTTTGGCTAATGTTGACCCGTTTAATCCTGCAAGTTTTGGAGCGTGTAATCCAGGTTGGTCTTGTTCTGAATCAGAAAAGATTTCAGCTTTTGGTGGTTTTGACATAGTCATTGGCACTCAGGGTATCGGGTGGGCTCTTCTCTTTCAACCAAATTCTAATAATAATTTATTGGCATTTGTTACTGGGGCGACCTACTCTGGAAATATGGCTATTCCATTGTCAACGAACAATACATTGAACACTGGTGTTAGTGCTGTATATCCTACCAACCTGAAATATTCGACTTCTGATCTTCAAGCTGCAACAGCTGATCAGGCACAAGCCCAGCTTGTTCCAGTCAGCTTAGGTTTTGAAGCACAATATATCGGCACAACGTTAAACATGAGTGGCATGATTTATTGTTTCGCGGATCCTGATCACACATCAACTTGTGGTATGAGTCAAAGTGACTTATTAGCCAGAGGAGAAACAGCACAGGAAGGTGTAACAAGAAAGAAATGTCGTATTGTGTTAACACCAACAGATCTTAATGAATGTGTACCAGCTGCAGTTGGGAATGTTCTAACTAATTACTATCCTTATAGTAATTCTATGAACATGTCAACTTCATATGGTGGTACAACTAGTTATACGTATATGGATGCTGGTAGTATAACTGCAGGTTGCCCTGTGGGTATCATCATGGTAACAGGCGTTGCAGGTCAACTCGTTCATGTTCAATGGCGAGGTGAATGGAACGGTCGTGGTGTCAAACCCTCCTCGAGTTATACTCCACATCATGTCGATACATCCGGTGCGACAGAAGTCATGGGGGCTATGCAGATGGTCCCTGCTTCAAGGAAATCTTATCCAGGAAAGAGTGATTGGAGTATTTTCACTTCAATTCTCGGAGCAGTCCAGGATGGAGCCTCGGAGATAATCTTGCCAATGGCCGAGATGGCATTGGCGAGTTTTCTGTAAACTACAACATGGGCTTCAGCCCCCTGTGTTGTAGCACCCCTATGAGGCGTGAGGTCCCACAGTACCCTCAGAGAAATCTGGAACCTGTGTGCATGCTACTGGCGCTAGTATGTATAATAGCCCGTGTCCTGTCACGTAAAAGAGGACCAACTAAGAGTAGAAATAGAGAGTTGGTAAACACACGCGCAGTCAACATGCAAGCTCCGTTGACACGTAGAGCACGCTCATTACAGTATTGGTATAATTATTCTAATTTTCACGTATGGAAGTTGGAACGTATGAACCATGGTAGTGTTGACTATCCACTTTTGCAGTTCTCTGCGATCGTGGACTGTGTTGGTGAGCAACACGAACCAATAAAAGAAAATGGGCTTTTATTGGCAAACCACACCCTATCTGTCTCTGGGGACAGTTTTAATTTAACAAATTCAGTATTACAAGAGTTATGTATTGTCCAGGAATACATACTTTATACTGAGGTCGAGTTGATGCTTTGCACACCATGCTTACAAAGTAGTTTCGTTCCGTTCATAAATGGACAGCAAGGATCCTTCCGGGGTACTTGCGACCACAAGGGTGGTCAGGAAAGAAATGATGAAAATAAACGCAGGAAAAAAGAAGCTGATACCAGTAGATTTAGAAGTCACCGTAAGGATTCTTACCACGCCAGGGTGAGGCGTGATAAGCTTTCTAAATCTGATGCTATGCTTGAGGAGGAAGATAGTATTGACGCTAATAGTGTCACTGAGACCAATCAAGGACCCGTCCCTACAGTACCAAGATATCCTTATTTTGGTTTTGTAGTTGTAACTGATGATATACCTTTTGTGTGGTGTAAGTTTGGAGTTTGTAGGCCTGTTGGTGAAGTTTGGATTGATAGTAAAGGTAATAATTGGTATCCTGTTGAACCTGATTCAATGTGTGAAAATACCGTGGAGATTGGCCCTGGTTGGTGTAGAACTCAAGAGTTCGACAATGAGGGTCGCCCTAGTGGAACCACCCTTTACATCCAACATCCCTTCAATTATGTGGATTTACCATCTTTTCATTTACAAGGTGAGTATTATAGAAACTTATCGGGTTTCTACTTCTTACCTTTGTATAAAGATTTGTCTGATAAACTTCCACACCCGAACTTAAGTGTAGCCATAGAGAATGGTCAGCAGTCATACGCTGAGAGACATTACATGACTCTTGGGGTGTCACCTGAAATGGTTCGTTTTACCATCCAGGTGTACAATTACAATAAATTCATTGGCAATGTTAATAGATATGGTTACACTACTGTGGCTGAGAGGAATCCTCGTCAGATTATAAGTAATGTGACAACTGACATGTCCTTTAATATGGCTGCTGCTGGTGTCTCGTATACCCAGCATCTTCCTTTGCTAGTGGGTTCTGTAGATGCATATGTACCATATCATCGCACAATTAGGTATGATGTTAAAGTTTGTGAGAGGAGACGGGGCAACTATGTCCCTATTTATTCAATCGAACAACTAGCAGAATACTGGCCTACTATGGAAAAACCTGAACGTTACCAGGATTGGTATGATACCATATACTTCCGGTTTGTTAATAGAATCGGAGTCAGTTTCACAGTTTTCAAACGATCCCCACAAAATACTTTACGGGGTTTAAAGCGTTTGGTAGGGTGTGACCCTGATGTGTTTGTTTATCATAGGAACCAAGGTAATATACTCAGGCATTTAGTGGGTTTTCGAGGTAAGCCGATCCTAAATCTGATGAAATTTGAATGTAGACTGGCGACATATTATTGTCGTGGGGTTGAGTTTGAATATGAAGTTAGACCATGGATGTCAGTTCTTTGTCGAAACATTAAGAGTTTAATCAACAGGTCAGATAGAAGTTATTTACAGTTTGTGTGCGATACCGTTTATAATGAGTCCAATTGGATTTATTGGTCAGTCGTTAAGAACTATCTTGACTATTGGGGAGAACACTACATGAGAGATGAAGAAACCAGACAAGCTGTTGTCAAGAAGAAATTGTTGCGTAAAATGTTTGATGGCCAGGTCTATCATACTTATTCTGATATATTAGTTGAAAATGTTGAAGGAGAACTCAAAAGAGAGATGAGTAAGTATAAGCCAAGTCCTGTAGGGTTTGACTTAGGAGATATTCTTACTGAAAATCCTCATTTAGTTGGGCGCACGGAACTCAATTTCGCCTTTCCACGCATTTTCACTACATACGATGAGGGAGCTATTTATTGCAAGTCATTACCCGACATGATCAAAGTGTGTCTGGACGGTTGGCACGCCGTGTCGAATGATTTTGTTGATAGTTTGATTTATTGTATGGCTAAACCTAAAGAAGGTGATTTGGACACTGTTTTTAGTAAAGCTTTATCTTGTAGGAATGAGACTAATCGTGTTTTTTGGGGCATTTATAGTGATGATTCTTTGTTAAGTGGCAATATTAATGGTATGCCCTTTTGTTACAATGCGGATTTGAAATCTAGTGATTCGTCGCAACTCGAGCTTACGGCTTATGTTGTTTTTAAGATGATGAAGCGTTTGAATCCACATTTAGCCGAAGGGTTAATCAAGCAGTTACTGCAACCCATTAAAATGACCAATCCATACAGTGAGGATGAGTTTTTCTTTCTTCAGTTTGATGGTATTAACTTAGGGTCAGGTTCTTTGTTAACCACTGTTATGAATCATGTAGGATCCATACTCGGTGCACTATCAGTGTCAGCTTTGATCAATCATGAGTATAATCGTATTACTAATTCTGCTGAGTTAGAGCGTATCATAATTCAAGGATATAAGAATGTTGGACTCCAAATAGAGTTGACCTCCTGTGATAGGAGAGGTGTTTTCGAACCATCATTGATGCAATTTGTTAAGCACTCATATCTGTCTACCGACAAAGACATTCGAGTACCTTGTTTGAATTATGGCTGTATATTCCGTAGTTTAGGAACTGTGCGTACTGAACCAACGTACATTAGTCTAGGTATGTCGTTGGAACAATTTCAAAGGGCAAGTCATTTGGAAAGGATGAACCGATTCTGCTCCGGAGTCATCAATAGTCATTGCCATCAACCGAGATCACGAATAATGGATGCGTTACGAGCACGCTTTCCTCCACAAAGTGACAATTTTGTCACATCCTATGACACATCAAACAATGATTTCATCCCGAC